TGCGCACACGGCGCGAGAACATCACTCCATCACCAAAGAAAAGACCAAGTTCACGAATCAAAAGGCCGTTTGCATCACCGTTGCCGATGATGAAATCAAACCGCGCTTTTGTTCCCGCGTAGGATGTGGACTGCACAGGAACGAGTACCGCGTCCGTCAATCCTGTATCCGTGTCGCTTGCAGGTGCGCTTCCCGTACCAACGCCGACTTTTGTGATGCAACCCGTATAGTCTCCGCCTATGAGGCGTGCCAGTTTCTCGCGCCCCGTTGTGACGATGAGATTGTGGTCGGTCTCCTCGAATAGGAGCTTCCCGTTTTTGTAAACGGCAAGGTGTACCGCCCCGCGCAGAGCAGCGAGAGTGTCCTGTTCTCTGATTGCTGTCGCCATGAAATCATCCTCCTCATGCTGTGTATCTGTATTGTTCAAAGGTCTCACCTCCCCTCTCGAAGCGGACGATGCCGCCCATGTCAAACGCGCCGTCGAAGTGATTCCGTGCGGTGCGGCGAACGGTGAAGAACCGCCCGCCATCAAGTCGCCATGCGCCGTCCATAAAGGATGCGTTGCCCGCGTCGAAATTCCACGATCCGTTGAAAACGCGCCCGACGGTCACGGTCAATTCGCACTCCTCGCCTTGGACTGTCACACGATCCTCAAGTTTCGTGAGCGTCGCGGAAAAGCTCGTTTGCTCATCCGCATCCTCGTCGCTGTCAAAACGTGCGTCGGAGAGCGGCGCATCAAAGTCTCGCCCGCCGTCGAGCCTCCACGCTCCGCCAAAAACCGCCGCAAGAGGCGTGATGTCCAGCGCGCCGGATGCTCCATCGAGGATGCGCCCGCCATCGAGTCGCCACGCACCATCAAACGGCGCAGCCCTGCCGAACGCCCACCGTCCATCAAGGCGGCGCAGGTGTACGAATGGGTATATCTCCGTCGCCCCGATTTGCGGCGCAATCTGTGCCGCGTCCGTCGCCCGCTCCGTGTCGGCAAGTGTGAGCGCCGCCATCGTTTCGAGTACCGTGTCCTGTGCGTGCTCATTCGGACCGAATATCCACGACCCGTCGAATCGCCGCCCGTCGAACTGGAATGTTACGCTGTGTCTGTCTACGACGGACAACTTCTGCGCAAGGTGCAGCGCATCCACCTCAAGCGAATTAAACAGGATTTTTCTTGATGCCGAATTGAGGTTAAAATCCTGCTGACCGTCGAACTGCCACGAACCGTCGAAGATCCTGCCCTGTGTGATCGCATCCTCATCGCCCGGCGGCGTGCCGTCGAATTGCCATGAACCGTCGAATATGCGTCCGCCATCAAGGTGCAACGGTGCTGTGAAGCACCATGAGCCGTCAAAAAAGCGCCCCCGCCACGGGTAACGCTCATATGAAGGGAGACGTGTCGTCAACTGCAACTCGTCTCCCATGTTCATGTATTCGTATTCAATTAGCTCGTCAAGCTTATAGAGGAGCGCCCATACGAGGTGTGATGGGGCTTGCTCTCGTAAGTCCTTGAGCATCTCACGGAGATTGCCTTTATCGTCTTTTAGGATGGAGATCAAGAATCGCCCCGGCGCATATGTTTCGTCGAGGTCAACGGTAATACCCCACAGATCGGCGATGTATTTCTCAAGTCGTCTGGGGCTTACTGGTGCGCCAGCCGTTTTCTTACGGTACAAGCGCGCTCTACGCTCTTTCAGAGATAGGGATTCGTCAGGCTCAATGCTGTATTTATGCTCCTGATAGGCGATGCCCCATGTAACCGTCTGCGTAAACATTTGATCGCCGAGTTCTTGGATAATCTTTCGTGCTTCGTCGAACTCGATACCCATGACCTCATACAACCATTTTACGATGTAGGAGTTTTCATAGATGGGAGACACCCGGCTCAGCATTCTCTGTGCGGTATCGGATGTTGGGAAACGCTCTATGTCAAAAGAACTAGGCATACAGCTCCACCTCTATTTCTCCTGTGACAGGGTATTCCTCTGATTGGAACGAGACGTTACTCTCTGCGCCATTCATGTAGAATTCGTCAAAATCCGCAACACCCGGCACTTCATCCGCGAGTATGGCGTACGTTTTGTTGTATCGTATCGATTTAGCATCACCCGGGGATTTTACAGCAGACATATAGTAACTCATGAGTGCCGCCTTATATCGACTCTTTACCGTATCGATGTCTGTGCCCGGAACAAGACGCAGCCGCACTTTGTAGTTGATAATGACCGGCTGTGGCGCGGCTACTTCAAAATGAATCATGCCGATTGGTGCGATACGCGCCATACTTTTGCGATCTGCTAGATCATCCGATCCCCAGATGTGCCGAAACACTGCTGAGAGGATTTGCTGATTTGCCGGCATCCCGTTCGTGTCAACAACGACGAGTTTCACGCTGTTCTCGCCTTTGTAGCCCGGTATTGTATGAGCAAGCCCTACGCCGGGGACTTCTAAAGCCCAGCGTACGTAGTCTGCATTGTTGCCCGTGTAGCTCTTCCCCCGTCCAGCGTTGATGTCATCGATGCGTTGACGCAGGCTTGCATCGCTTTCTTGCTCTGCGCCTCCTGTAATGGCTTCCTTGTTGGTTATGCTGTAGATACCGCTGATCGGAGACCGCATAATCGTAACGGTGTCGTTCGGGACGTTCCCGATCTGACCGCCAAGAAGTGCTTGTATAGCGACAGTCAGCTCCCCTGAATCGGGGATGATAGAGTCCTCAAGTGTTTCAAAGTCAATAGCCGGAGCGCCATCTACGGACGGGACGGAGAATACAAAGCCTTTTGTGATAAGCCGTCCCGGTTTTCCTTTTACGGTTAGATGCCCATACGCCTTGTTTGCCTTGCGTCGCTCTATGCCGATGTCGACAGCGTGACAGTCTAGCCAATAGCCCTCCGCCCACATTGGGTGCATCATCTGTAAGGTTCGCTGGACAAAGACTTGCAATAGCTCTGCTTTTTCAAGCGCGGTAGGCATTGTCAAATCCCACGCAAATCCGCCCTCGGTCTTGTCAATGTCAAGGGGGAGGTTTCGCATCATGCGTTCTTGGATGCCGCGAGCGCTTGTGTTTTTTAGCCATTCCGGTGGTTCAAACGGTACGATTGACATAGATTCCTCCTTCCTCAGTACGTTACCGTAAGTGTATCTTCATCCCACTCATGCCCCTTTACGACAAAAGACACCAGCAGACTGTCTGTGCCATTCCATGAAAAGCGAAAGTTCTTCACGTATTCCGTCTCGGGGTTTACCATGAGCGCCTCTGTAATGGTGCGCTGGATCGCGGACTCGATTGCACGAATATCGCTTTCCTCCTGCACCGCTTTGACGATCTCAACACCGATTTTGTCAGAGTAGGCCAGCTTCGTATCGCGCTCCGTGACGCACTGTTTCAGGCACCACTGACAGAACGCCTCGCGTCCCTCTGCGAGCACAAGACGGTTTGCCCCATCGCGCAGGAAATCTCCTGCCGCATAGTCGAAAAAGAAGCTCTGTTTATAGCTTTTCTTCTTTGTGCGCTCACGATCTGCGACAACAGCAGGAAGATTGAATGTCGGATACAGACTTTGTCCCATTTGACCCCCTCCTTCAGCCTACGATGCCGCCACGATACACGATATCAACAACACAGGCCTCATCCTGCACCCACGCCACAAGCACTTTGTCGCCGGGACGAATCCAGTACATCTTCTCGGGGAGGCGTACGTTATGAACGTGACTGCCCGCAAAGCCTGCGTCGGGGTGCCCATGTGTACCGTCACAGTAGGTCTGTGTAAGCGGAACGCCGGGGTCATAGGTAATCGCGCGGCAGACAGAATAATCGCTTTTCGGAATTGGAATCGGGAAGGTGTTCGTTTTCAGGCTGTAATCCCCCAAGATGATACCGAAGTCAAGCACAAGCGGTTTATCGCCTTTCTTGTCGATCATGCCGGCAAGCGCCGCTGTCAGCTTATTTGCACCCGGGCTGCCTCGTTTGCTCACTCTGCCTCACCTCCTGTGGATTCGTCTGCCTCATTGGAATCGGTCTGTGTATCGCCTAGCCCATTGTCCGTCTCTGTTGCCTCGTTCAGTTCTTTGTCTTCGTCGATTTCGAGCGTCATTTTCTGGTCTTCAGCGTTGTGCCGAACACTCTTCACGAAAAAGTAACCAAGAACTGTACCAGCGCGGACGCGGATGCAGTCGCCCTTGCGCAGAAACGGCAAATCCGGCGCAACGATGGTCGTTTTACGCTTGAGCGCACCGCGTTCCCGCAGAAGCTGATTCGCCGCCTCGGTCGCTTGTTCCAGAGACTTGCTGTTCTGTCGCTCCACAATCGCCTGACGGATACCAAATTGGGTTTTCCCTTCTACGGTTGCCTCGATTGCCTGATGTCCTTCCTCGTCGGTCTTTCCGACAACGATGACTCGCGTAACAATGCTGCCACTGTCGAAGGAATCCTTTGCGCTGACAGCGTTATCCTTTTCGTCGAAGTGGTAAATCCCCTCATTCACGCCGCGCGGGATGATTTCAACCTTCCCTTCTTTTGCGCGGGCGAAGTATACGCCGCCGCCCTTTTGCTTCACGTCGTCAAAGATTTTTTGAAGCATATCGCTGAGATAGCTTTTCTTGAACACCATCTTATTGTGTGTGATGTTGGGGCCTTTGCTGTAATCATAGGGAACGCCCCACTTGTCGAGAATCTGCGTAATCATCGCTTTGGTCGTAACGCCGTCGACAAAGTACGCGTAGTCCTCATTCCTCCTCAGTGCGTGCATTTCGTCGTATGCTTCGATGTCCAGCGCGCTGCTGCCGTTTGTGTAGGTGGGTGACCATTTTTCAATCGTTCCGCGCGCCATCTCTTTTTGCTCGTCGCCGATGATGGCATAGATAAAGATCGGTGTGCCCGGCTGCACGAGCTGAGAGATACGCTTCCCATCATGCATTGTGTTATAGACCTTGAGGCTGATGCGAACAGAGAGTTCTTTTGCGCCCTCCTCCCACCCCAGATTCGTTGTAATACTCGTGATGTCAAGCTGCTTCCCGTCGGGCGCAATGCAGACGACGCGATAGCTGATGTTTTTCAGATCAACCATATCTGCCTCCTAAAAAGGCAACTTTATCTTGATGCCCGCCTTGATCCCTGTCTTGATGAGTGCATCTACATCGACGAGCTTTTTTGCATTCGCGGCGTAGACTTCCAGCCACCGAGCACCGCTTCCAAGTTTCTGTTCTGCGATGCTCCACAACGTCTGATTCAAGACGCTCTTGATAGACGACGGCTTTGGCAGGGCGGCTCGTGATTCCAGTTCTGGGATGCCGCTCTCCTTCTCTTTGGCTTTCTCCGCATCAACCTCTTCCACCGTCTTGATGAGCAAGTCCTCAGCGGCGATAAAGGAGATGCTGTATTTTGCATCCCCCATGCCGCCCTCGAAGGAGTAATCGAGCGATTGAAGGAACACATCGAGATTCACCGGCGTCTGCGTGATAAGCAGGTTCAGTTTGTTCCCCGCATTCTGCCACGCTTNAAACGAATAATCCAGAGACTGAAGAAACACATCGAGATTCACCGGCGTCTGTGTAATGAGCAGGTTCAGCTTGTTCCCCGCATTCTGCCACGCTT